GCCGACACCAACGAAGGTGCAGCACCATCTGAAACTGGAATTGTGTCCTCATACGTCAACCTAGATGTAAACAAGTTTGCAGGTTTGCAGCGCTACTCGGTAGAACTACTAGAGCGTTCATCCCCAGACTTTTTCCAAGCAATGGTCGACAACATGACACGCGCTTACAACAAGGCAACTGATGCAGCCGTAATTGCAGCTCTAACTGCAGGTGGAACACAGGCAACCGCAGTAGCAGCAACATCTGCTGGCATCATTTCCTACGTATCCACCGAAGCCCCAGCTGCTTACCTTGCAACTGGTGAACTTCCAAGTGCTTACATTGCTGGTACTTCACAGTGGTCATTGTTGATGGGTGCAACCGACACAACCGGTCGCCCAATCTACAACGCATACAACCCACAGAACAACGGTGGAGTTGCAGGCCCACAGTCCCTACGCGGTAACGTGCTCGGACTGGATCTATACGTAGATCCAAATGCAGTTGCAACAACTATCGATGAGTCAGCATTCATTGTGACCCCATCAGCTGTAGCAATCTACGAATCACCAATCCTACGTATGTCAACAAACGTAGTAACATCTGGCGAAATCGAAACAATGCTTTACGGTTACTTGGCCGTAGGCGTTTTGACCGCTGGCGGAGTTCGTCGCTTTAACCTGACCTAAGTCAGCGTTAGTTAGAAGTGTGGGGGGTGCGGCCCTGTGCCCCCCACACACTTCAATAGATAAGGATTTAAGATGGCATTAATTACACTAAGCGAGCTAAAAGCCGTACTTGGTATTGGTGACATCTATGCTGATGCAATCGTTCAGGCAGTTGCAGACAGTGCCGAAAACATAATCCTTTCCTACTTAATTTTTGACGATGTGTCTATTGTTGGCGCATCCCTTACTAATAACGTGGCACGATTTTATTGCCATGACAATACTTTCGTAGTTGGTCAGGCTTTAACTGTGAGCAAGTGCGGCGCACCTTTTGATGGATCGCGCACTGTAACCAAAGTTGGTTATGACGAATACAACGTAACTTACTTTGAAGCTGCAATTACCAATGCAGACATCACTAAGCGTTCAATCATTCCTAATGGCCGAGCCGTACTAACTAGCCAAGCCGCACTGTATGACACGACACCAGAAGTCCGGGAAGCCGCTTTAGCTGTTGCCTGTGACATCTGGATCACTCGTACAGGAACCCTTGGCCAGCAAGGTGTGGACTTCCAAAGTCCAGCACCGTACCGCCTAGGCCGTTCTATGCTTACTCGTGTATCTGGCCTACTTGGCAAGCATTTAGACACCCGAGGCTACCTTGGCTGATCTAGCAACATACCGGGCTAACCTTGCCGCAACTCTCGCAGCTGCTGGTCGGGTTGTTTACTCATACCCAAATGAGAACATCACACCACCAGCTATTGTGCTTGTGCCGGGATCGCCTTACATCACAGTAAGTGCCATCGGTGGTGCTCGTTGCAATGTACGCTTTGACATCACAGTGATCGTCAACGCAGCCGACAACCAAGCGGCTTTGAAAAACTTGGAAACCTTAATCTTTAGTGTCACTGATTTACTAGCCAATAACATCTCGTTTTTGGGTGGATGGTCACAACCTACAGTCACGCAGATCGGAAATGCCGATATGCTCATCAGCCAACTCAACATCGAGATGGTCACAACCAACTAGAAAGGCAAGTCATGCCAGCAACATACATAACTGGTCGGTCATTGACATTGAGCATCAACTCGGTGTCATACGCAGATCAAGCATCAACAGTCACACTTGAAATGGAAAACAACCAGCAGGTGCTAGAGGTTCTATCAGGTCGCGCATACAAGACCGTAGATAAGACCGCAACACTAAATGTGGAACTTTACCTAGATGACACATCATCGGCAGGAATTATCAGCGCGCTTTGGGATGCAGCATCAAGCGCACCTGATACAGCGTTACCATTTTCGTTTGATGTAAATGGTGACACATTTACTGGCAACGTTTTCCCAGTATTCCCAACCGTTGGTGGAGCGGCCACTGACGTATTAACTACCAGCCTCAGCTTTGTTGTTGAGGATGGAACAGTTGCACGAGCCTAACGAATAGAACAGGGCAACCATTATGCAATACACAGTTACAACAAAACAGGGCAACAACTACATAGTGAGTGATGAAAACGCTTGGTTGTGGATTGAGATCGAACGCGAACTCGGTTACACAGTTAGCCAAGCGGCAGAAAAGATGAGCCAAGGCTCGCTGGATGTCATAACATGCATGCTTTACAAAGCCGCTAAGGCCCAAGGGCATACCAAGTTACCAAGCCAGCAAGCATGGGTCACCAATGAGTTTGAAACCTTTGAGGTGGTCGAGGATAGCCCAAAAGAGAACTTGCTGACGGACTCGTCAGAATAGCAGTTGTCACCGGGATACCTTTATCGGATCTGTACCAATGGTCACTCGCAGACATCAACACAGCCTTGCAGCTGATAACAGAGAGGAATGGTCATGGCTGAAACAAGAACCACCATTACAGTCAGACCAAACCTTGCTGACTATCGCGGATTGCTTAAAGCACTTAGCGTCATGGACAAAGAAGCCCAGTTTGAACTTAAAAACGAGGTTTACTCAATCAGCTCATGGACTGCCACAGGGATTAAACAGGCTGGCTTGGCTCATCCTATCTACCCGAAACAAGCACGCATTGTTGCTGAAACCGTAAGGCCAGCCCGAGACCGTGTACCAACTGTGTATGTTGGTGGCAGTAAAGGTCGCGTGTCTGGCGGCGCAAACGCTGGTCAGTTGTTGTTTGGCAATGAGTTTGGCGGCGATCGCAACGCTTTTGGCAACGCTAATGCATTCCCTAATGGTGGTTACAGATTCCCAGCCCGTACATCCCGAGAGGGTCGAGGCAACAAAGGATATTGGATTTTCCCAACACTGAAAGCAATGCAGCCAGAAATCAAAAGAAAATGGTTTGCAGCAGTAAACAAAGTAATGGACAACTGGGCTAGGACACCATAATGGCTGATGTAAGAACTCTCAAACTTTCACTCCTTGCCGATGTGCAAAAGTTTTTATCTGGCATGGACAAAGCCGACAATGCCACCAAATCTTTCAGTGGTCAGATTGGCAAATACTCAAAGGCAATGGCCAAATCTTTTGCAATCGCTGGCGCAGCTGCTGGCGTATTTGCTATCAAAATTGGTTTAGATAGCGTGACGGCCGCAAGTGATCTAAATGAGGAAATTAACAAAACCGAAGTTGTTTTTGGTGACACAGCAAAAGAAATTAAAGATTTTGCCAAAACCGCTGATCGCGCTTTAGGATTAACTAACAAAGAAGCCTTAAAAGCCGCCTCAACTTTTGCAATTTTAGGCAAAAATGCTGGACTTAGTGGGCGTGAATTATCTGGTTTTGCAAAAGAATCATCTAAGATCGCAGCAGATTTAGGCAGTTTTTTCAACACTAGCACCGAGGATGCAATCACTGCTATTGGATCAGCATTGCGCGGTGAGGCAGAACCAATCAGGCGATACGGTGTTTTGATCTCGGCTGCATCATTAGAAACAGCCGCTTTTAATTACGAAACGAGAACTGGCGTTGAATTACAAAGAGATGCAAAAAATCAACTAACAGAACAATCAAAAGTTTTGGCAAGATACCAAGCAATTCTTGACCAAACAACTGATGCCCAAGGTGATTTCAGCAGAACATCAGATGGCTTGGCAAATAGTCAAAAGATTTTGGCAGCACAAATTGAAAATTTGAAATCTCAAATGGGCACAAACCTTTTGCCTGTTATGAAGCAAGTAGTGATGCAAGCTAATTTTGTTGCAATGGCTTTTGGTGGTAAAGACCCAGAAAGCCTAAGCGAAAGAGCCAGAGAATTAGCCGGAACTTATGACGGCCAAGGTGCTGGGGGTTACAATTTAGGCTTGGCTCTAAGAAATTTAGCAGATTCATTTGGTCAACTTTTTGCCAGTCTTAACGATGACAAAGATGCTGACGGCACCTTAAACAGTATTGCGGGTGCATTGGTAAATGTTGCAAATGGTATAAATGCGGTGGCGAACGCTTACAGAAAAGCCAAAGAAATAGGCGGAGGCATTGTTGATCTTTTGACAATAGGTCAAGGCGGGCCAAAGTTTGCTGACACAACATTGGGCAAGCGTTTGGGGTACACCAACCGCGCCGCAGGTGGGTCGGTCATGGGCAATCAGCCTTATCGCGTTGGAGAATTTGGTCCTGAATTGTTTGTTCCAAGTGGCTCGGGATCAATTCGCCCGGACACTGGCGGTCAAGGCGTAACCATAATCATGAACGGCATTATTGATGGTGAGTCTGCTCGCCGATCGATTGAGAAGCTGCTACAAGATAGCGCAAGGCGCACAGGCGCAGTCAATTTTGTCGGGGCAACACTGTGACCGTATACACGCCTTTTCCAAAAGTAATCTTTGCAGGGGTTAATGAGTTTGCAGACAACACGATCAGCGACATCTCAATCAGCCTTGGCCGCCGTGACATCTACGAGCAAGCACTGGTTGGCATTGCTAATGTGCGGTTGTGGACCGATGCAGACACGGCATTGAACGTCAACCTATCCGACAGCGTGCAAATTCAAATCCAAAACTCAACGGGCACATACCAAACGATCTACACAGGCACAATCTCTGACCTCGATGTGAGCCTTGATGCCTACGGCAGTGAGGGATCGGTAGCCGTTTACAGCATCACAGCTGTTGGCCCACTGGCATTGCTAAACCGATACACC